CCCAATAAGTTCCGTCAGAACTGACGCAACCTGCTCTTTTGTCATAACTCCGACAGCATTTCCGGCTGCGTTAATAGCGACAAAACTGGAGATGTCTTCCAAAGCAGGGAGAGCCAGTGTAGACTTCTTCAAAAGTTCCGTTTTCGAAATCTTGTGCGGCACGCCATCCGTGTCGTACACCTGTACCGTTTCACCATCTTCTGCTGTAGTCTGTTCCATTATAGCCTTTGCATTGTCCAGGATTTTATCTGTTGTTTCACCGTCATACTTCGACGTATAGCTTAATTCTTCCATATCATTTACATATTAAGATTAATAATATTATCAATACCGTGTAGATTATAATTGCCTTGTCCATCAGCTTGTATAATTGATTAAAAAATATCCGAAATATGGAACCTTAGCCACCAGTAGTATTATTGAATCGCCGACAGCCAAAGTATAACTTTGCGCACTTCCGTTCTGGTCGTATATTCCGGCCAACGTGACGTTTTTAGAGCCTGCAAGGCATCTGAAAACCAACATAAGTCCGAAATCAGACGGAAGGCTGCTCATACCAAACATGCTTGCGACCTGCGACTCATCCGGAAGGGTCACATTATATGCGCTGCTGGCATATATAAAGAAGATATTATTCTGTGAGAAATCAATCTTGTAGGTGCTGCCTGTAATGTTAAGCCTTCCGATCTTGGTTCCAATAAACGCAGTTGCCATCAGTGGAGCATTGCTTTTCAGCCCATAGTTTTTCGTTCCACCAGATACTTCAATAAACAGCCCATAATTGGCCACGTCAAAACCATATCCGCCATACGTATTCGTCTGATTGTTTATGATTCTTCCCGCAGCTGTAAAACCAGAAGCTGTCGCCGGAACAACATTCTTTCCTATTAATACATAAGAGCTTGTGCCGCCTACACGAATCATGTCACTATAAATTGACAAACTACCTCCACCTCCGGATGCCGTTGCTTCACTACCGATTCGGCCATTTGCCAGTTCAAATCCTCCGATAGAGCCTCTTTCCAAAGAACCCTCCGCACCATCAAGATGCTTCACCTTCAGATTGTCCACGTCAATGTATTCGGCCTTGACAATCGGACGTCCGTTTTTATCAGTAGTGAAAACAGCAATCGGTTCACCGGATGTGTTGGTCACGAAGAAATTGTCTGCATGTACAGTTACGGTTTTATCCTTAATGTTGATACCTGTATCTTCAAGTTCGACATTTATTTCTTCCTTTGTCACTTCCACCACGGACTTCCCGGATGAAAGCATGAGTTCGCTAAATCTTCCGACAAGCTTCCCGTCAGACAGACTGAGGTAATTCGTTTGTTCCCTGTTACCGATATAGGCCCGTCCATACACATTGAAGTATCCCTCTTTTTTCACACGGTCGTATCCAATCGTGACTATATCTTTCCCGGATAGTGAGTAACTGTTGATTTCTTGATAGAATGTCAAATAGGGAGCACCGTCTCCGTATGCAGACAGCACGATTGCGGACTGGAAATCCGTGTCCGATATGTCTCCAAGTTGTACAACCACATCACCCTCCTTGGGAATATCACTACCTTCGTCACAATGATTCACAGACACTTCTATCCAATTATCACCGACGGCAGTGACTAACCGCCACCAGTAATGGTTACTAACATTCTCATAGACTCCGGATTTGATATTGAATGACTGGCTGCGCACCAAGTTGCCAACCCGGAAACGGTTTTCGATTGCTTTCTCACCATCATCTGCAAGGAAGTAACAGCGGTACACGGCGCCATGTGCGCTTGGCTGTACGTATGCTCTGCTTCCGTCCGAGTAATATTTCGCGCTACCGTCTGAGTAGAAGAACGGGACCGCATCTATACGCTCAACCTTGGTTATCGTAGCCCGTGCTCCGCTTGCATTGAACATGAAGGAAGCTCCTGCCAGCTCGGTCTCCATTATGCTGAGCAGCTGGAAAATGGCTTTCTTTCGTACATACAGTTTGTCAATCCATCCGACAGAATCACCATTTTCATCGCTATAGAATGACATGCCGGCACCCATCATTCCAGTAACAAAGTCGGGAGATGTAAGGAAAGGAGATATGATACCGCCAAGAAGTTTCATCAAAAACTCCGTACGGTCAGGTGCATCCTTACGAAGATGTGTCTTCAACGATTTTAATGCACTGAATATATTCTTATCAGACGGTGTTTTTTCATCGAACGACCGGATTACATCATATACATATTGTTCAGCCTGTCTGGCTACCTCATACCGTAGCGAGTTCAGCGAGTTATCTACCGAGGATTTCCACCCCGACCCTACTTCATCCGAGCAGGTAATCGTAGCCTGGCACAAGTCGTTCAACTTGCGCTGCACCTTGGTAATACGTGTATCCTTGTATCCTCCGGTAGAACCGAAATACTGTTCTGACAGCAGACGCACGTTCCACCCGATGCGGAGCGGAGTTTTGTTCTTTTCGATATAATTCCGGTCAGTGGTTCCGGTGTATTTGTTCGGGTCAAAGCTGTAGGTATTCAGATAGTCATCTACTGCCAGCTTGTATGCCTGTTCCGCTGCGGTGATGTATTCCTGCGGCATGGCGAAGTTCCATGGTATATACTTGTCACCTGGATTTGGTATAATCACACCTCCAGGAATCTGAGTCGCATCATCCGGATACACGTTGATGATTTCCCACTCCCGTGTGTCTTCATGCCATGCAGCCTGGAAAGAACCGTCAGTTCCACGTCCTGCCAGCTCGCCAGTCTGGAACTGTAACATATAGTCCAGCTCCGGAATCTCATAGTCTTTCGGATTCCAGGTCATTCCATTATCTTTGAAGTAATATACGGTGTACTTCCGTCCTTCCTCACTGGTTTTCTCTTCCGTACGTACAGATGAAACAGTACCCACATACTGAGGATATATCTCAGCAAACGCAGCTTCTTCCGTTTCTTCCTTCACTCCGTACAAGTCTACGTTCTTGTCCACATATATTTCCCGGCTTGGAAGTTGCAGACGGGAATATCCGTACTTGGTTGCATCTATGTTTCTCGTAGAACCAAGAGGGAACAGACGGGTAAAGAACTTTACTTCCCCGTTATCTTCCTGTGCCAGATTGGTAAGCCCCTGAAGGTAGCCAAGCTCCACCACTTCCCCACGTTCAGCCTTGCAGAGATTAATCACATAACCGTCTGCCCACATTTCCGTTTCGAATGTGGCGGCGATGCCGTTGCTGCCAAAAGCCGCATCCCAGCACTTCACATTACGGTAATCAATCACCTTGTTTTCGGCGGTAATCACCGTTCCGATGCTCCACAGGTTCCCACCTGCACGACGGTTCATGTTATCAATCCAAAGCTGAAGGTGTTCACGAGGTCCACCGTCGTAACTGAATTCAGACGTGGTCCCGCCTTCCTGGAACAGCATCAGCGTGTCTTCCGCATCATGGAGCGGCGCATAGAACTTCACGCTGTATTCATAAGTCTGTGTGTTCTTCTGTTTCGGACGATAACGTGACTTCACCTTGTAGCGAACGCCTTCCACCTCGATGTAGTCATCCACATCCAGCGGCACGTATCCGGTATGGGTGAAGGATGCAGATACGCTGCATTCTCCACCTATTTCTTCCGTGACACTGGAAGATGAATTCGGGCTGGCTGTCAGCCGGAGGCTGTTGGCTTTATCGTATATTTTCAGTTCCATTTAAACAGTGTTTAATCAATTCCTAAATGGCTGGCTGCGGCTCCATGAATTTTACGGAAAACAGCACATAGAACCGGTCTCCTTCGTAGCTTTCGTACCAGTCCGGTTCTGCCGGCATATCCTGGTAAACCATATTGTAGGTTCGGTAATTCTTCACGGCGATTGCAAGCATACCCGACGTGATGAGCGTCATCATGCGCTGGTATTTGTCCAGTCGGTCGGATGCGGAGTTTCCACGAAGCCAGAACTGCAATGTACGTTCGATGCTGCTCAGCTTCACGTTCGGATTCTGAGGAAGCTCTACCCCATTCCTTTCTCGGAAATCGACGGTAGTAATATCCTTCGCCTTTGGCATTCGAAGCAAAGCATCCATGTTCACGTGTCCGCCTTCTTCCGTCTCTCCCAGGAAAGCACCGTATTCCGTCCATACGTCCGTTCCGTTAATTGTTAGGTATCCTGTAAGGTCCACTTTTCAGTTAATAATTAATAGTTAAAAATTAAAAGCTACTTCAGCTGTATTCCGTTTAATTTCATATCACTCAATATCTCGTGTATCTCCACCAGATGCGCAGTGTGACCGGCTATGGTGGCCAGCGTCTGGCTGTCCTGCTTCTGCGTGTTGCGGATTTCCTGCACGAACTTGTCCGTATTGGCCAGATGCGTCTGCATGTTTCGTCCTATTCCTTCAAAGGTGGATATGCTGTCCTGGCTCATCGTGGTGAGCGCACCGCTGGATGGGCTCTGGCTGCTTCCGGAATCCGCAGATGAAGACCATCCGAAAGCATTCATTATCTGTTCTCGTTCGGCGAGCATATCGTCTACAATACTCTGATATTGATTGCGTAGCATTTCAGCTTCTTTTTCGTCAAGACCTTTGTTTATCTCTGTTTTACCATGTGAAAAAAAACCTGCCTTAGAAGGATCATACACGATAGTGCCATCTGCCGCTTCTTTCGCCCATGAGTCATATAAGCTCTGAATTCTTTCTTTATACTTATCCGCAACCATTGAGGAGAATATGGCGTTCTGAAGGTATTTTTCGAAATTGTCTGCAAAATCCTGGTTGGTAGCATCCAAATCCGACAGCATGCTCACAAAGCTGTCACGGAATTCATCAAAGCTTACCCCGGTAAATGCTTCTTTCTCCTGTTCGGCAATTTCCTTTAACTGTTCGCTGTACTTGTCTATATTCTCTATGTATGTCAAAAACTCAGAGTTGACAGCGATCAGTACCGACACAAACTTTTCATCCTGTAGAACTTTACCGATTACATCCGCATCCAAATTAATTACGTCACCAAATTCACGTA